AGTAATGGTAATAATGATGAAGTTTACGGTTCACTAGATTGGGAAGAAGTCACACGATGATAACAAAGAATCGCCTTGAAATATCTGCTGGCTTAGACATCGTTTATATAGAGAACTAGAGATGCCAGAACGTAAAAAACGCACCCTTGCTCTGGAACTCACCACAAGCAACCAAGATATTTATACGGTTCCGACACGATTCACAACCGATATCAACAGCATCTATATCAACAATGCTTCCGGCTCGTCGGTTACGTTTAGCCTAGACTGGTACGAAGCATCAACCACAACTTATCACACTCTTGCTGAAACAGTCGAACTGCCAGCAAACTCGTTACTGCAGATTACAGATTACCCTTTGTATCTGATCGGTGGTGACAAACTACGGGGTCTTGCAAGCGCAAATAGTTCCGTAAATATTTCAATATCCCTTGAGGAGTTCTTCGAAACTTCCTTGTAAACTGCCCTAAAGGAGTAACCCAATGGCAATTACCACAGCAATGTGCACATCGTTCAAGTCTGAACTTTTGGGCGGTACGCACGACCTAGACACAGATTCACTCAAACTTGCTCTCATCAAGGCTTCCCCATCAGGAACTTACGATGCGACAACAACCAACTATTCAGACGTAACTGGTAACTCAGACGAAGCAACCGGCACCAACTACACGGCTGGTGGTCAGGCTCTCGATTCAGCAACAATTTCTACTGACGGCACTACTGCTATCGTCGATTTTGCTGACGAAGTGTTCTCTAACGTAACCACTTCTGCTGACGGTTGTATTATCTACAACACTGCCGCATCTAACGCTGCAATTTGCGTTATCGACTTTGGCGGAACTGTTTCTGCTACTGCCGGTGACTTGACAATTGAATTTCCTGCTGCCGACGCTTCAAACGCTGTAATTCGCATTGCGTAAGGAGTAGAACATGGCGTTCTACGATTCCACTGATGCCCTATACGGAACCGGCACGTACGGCTCCGCAAGCTACGGTATTGTACAACCGGAAGTAGCTATTACGGGTGTTTCAGCAACAGGTGCAATAGAACCTGTTTCCGCTGGTGGATTCGAGATCGACATTTCAGAAAAGCTGGTCGGCGTGTCCGCAACTGGTCAGGTTAACACTGTAGGTGTTATCCTAGATACTGCTTTTCCTGACGGCGTAGAGGCCACAGGTAGCATAGGCACTTTGAGTGTAAACCTGTCTGAAGCACTAGGCAGTGTGTCAGCTACGGGAGCAATAGGGACGCTGAAACCAAACGTAGAGGAGCCTGTATCCGGCGTTTCTGCTACTGGTGTGATTAACGGTGCAGGATTAGATATCCGTTCTATCAACCGTGTTCCTGTAACGCAAAACGGTCTTACGGGAACAATAGGCACTCTTACAGTCAACCTTGTTCAACCGATATCCGGGGTATCTGCTACAGGCTTTGTAAACACTCTCAGTGAAAATCCATCTGAAAGTCTGGCAAGCGTAAGCGCAACTGGTTCTATTGGAACCTTGACCGTCACTGCAACATCTAACTTTACCTTGACTGGCGTATCTGCAACAGGCTTGGTAAATACAGTTAGTGAAAACCCCGATGAAGTTTTAGGCAGTGTTAGCGCAACAGGCGCAGTAGGCAGTGTAAGGGTTCTTGTAGTTGAAAAAATTACCGGCGTATCAGCTACAGGTGCTATAGGAACGTTAACTACAACGGGTGTTATTACTGTTTTCGACCCAGACAATTTCAGCAGAGCACGAACAATACGCCTTGTAGAGATACAGTCATCAAGAAGGGCAGCATAGAATGGCTTTAAAATGGCAAGATAAAGATCCTAATGATCAGATTGACTACTCCGTTGATTGGCAAGCACAGTTGGATAACAATACAATTAGCAGTGTCGTGTGGAAGATTTACACGAATGGGGCATTTGCAGTTTGGAATCAAGGGCAAATCGTTGACGGGTTGCAGTACGTTAGCAGCACAAACACAAACACAGTGGCTACCTTGTACTTAGGTCTTGGGACGGACTTTTCCGTCTACAACATTATCTGCCGAATGACAGCCAGTGACGCAACCATTATTGAACAAGAAGTTAGACTTCGTGTAGTGGAGAAAAACTAGATGGCATACGATTTCTTGGGATTAACAAATGATATATGTCGTCGGTTAAACGAAACAGAATTAACATCTGCACAATTCCCTACGGCTACAGGAGTTTATTCACAGATAAAAGATTCTGTAAACGCTGCTGTACGCGACATTAACCAATCGCATTTTCAGTGGCCTTTCAATCATAACTTTGACACCATAACTATGACTGCAGGACAGCTACGTTATCCGCTACCAGCGAACGCTAAGTACATCGATTTTGATACCGTGCGTTTACAGCGAAGCACTACCCCGCTTGTTGAAAGTGCGCGTCGGTTAACTCAGCTTTCTTACGACGAGTACGTGAGTCGGTTTATTGATGACGAGTACAAAACAGCAAGTCAGGGATCTGCGCCTGAATACGTTGTACGGTCGCAAGACAACGATATAATCTTTGCACCCATCCCTAATGCTGCGTACTCTATCAAGTATGAATATTACATGTATCCTGCTGACTTGGTAAACGACACAGACGTACCAACAATTCCATACAGATATCGCCACGTTATTGTAGACGGCGGTATGTACTACGCCTACATGTTCCGCGACAATATCGAATCTGCACGTACGTCATTTCAAAAGTTTGAAGACGGCATGAAACGTATGCGTACGCAAAACGTGAATGAAAACATCTACGCAAGGGCGGTTTAGATGCCAGATCGTTGGACTACCAACGCCTTTGAACTCAAGGGCGGATTAATTAAAAATCTGTCTCCTTTGCAGCACGGTTTAGGTGCTCCGGGTTCTGCTCGTATCTTGCGTAACTTCGAACCGGCACAATCGGGCGGGTATCGTCGAATTGAAGGTTATAGCAAGTACGATACCAACAACATCGGAAACACAGGCCCAATCAGAGGTTTAATGTACTACGGTGGAAGTGTATACGCTGCACAGAACGATGGCTTGTTTAGGTCAACTGGTAGCGGCTGGACAGAGGTTACTGATAACGCTACCTTTAGCAGCGCAGGTATAAACTTAAATGCTGGCGCAGGTAAGGTAAGATTCCTCAAGTATAATTTCAGCGGTACCGAAAAGATCATGCTTGTGGACGGTACAAGCAAACCGTTTACCTTTGACGGAACTACTTTTAAGGAACTAACTTCTCTCAGTTCTGACTTTACCGGTTCTGATTTCGTGGTCAACTTCAAGAACCACATCTTTGTTGCAAACGGCAACAACGTGCTTTTTTCCGCACCATACGAAGATGAAGACTTTACAAGTGCTTCTGGTGGTGGTATAATAAACGTAGGTGATGAAGTTACTGGTTTAATAGTATTTCGTGATCAGCTTATTATTTTTAGCGAGAATCGGATTAATCGTCTTGTAGGATCTAGCGTAGGAGACTTTGTTCTTCAGCCTGTTTCTCGTGATCTTGGTTGTGTAGAGGCAGACACGATCCAAGAGATCGGCGGCGACATAATGTTTTTAGGGCCAGACGGCCTTCGTCTTTTTTCTGCAACAGATAGAACAGGAGACTTTGGGTTAGCCGTTATTTCAAAGCCAATTCAGACTGAGGTACTTGATTTAGTACGGACAAGTTCTACTTTTTCAAGCTGTGTAATACGTGAAAAAAGCCAGTATAGAATATTTGGATATAACAGTTCTTATCAACCATCCGCCTCAAAAGGAATTGCAGGAACGCAGCTTCAGGAATCTATTTCGTGGAATGACTTGCGTGGATTTAAAGTATATTCTTCGTACAGTGAATATGATGGAAGTACAGAATATATATTCTTTGGTGGCGATGATGACTACGTGTATCGTATGGAACAAGGAAACACGTTCGACGGAACAAACATAACAGCTACGTTTGCTACTCCGTTTGTTCCCTTGCAAGATCCAAATCTTCGCAAGACACTATACAAAGCCACAACGTATTTTGATGCAGATGGAATATTTGATGTTCAACTTTCTGTTAAATACGACTTTGACCAAGTAGGTTCTGTGCAGCCGCTTCCGATATCGTTAAGTAATGCTACTGGCGCATCGGTGACATACGGCGCAGGTGTGTTTGGAACCGCAACGTTCGGAACGAAACAACGTGCAATTTATCAGGTTCCGGTTACGGGATCTGGATTTACCGTTTCACTTTTGTATGAAACACTAGGACAAACAACCGACTCGACATTTACCATAGATGCTGCGACTGTCCAGTACGCATTGTATGGAAGGAGATAACCAATGGGTACAGGATATGTAAGAAACGATTCCGCGAATAATATCGCAGATGGAAACGTAATTAATGCGGCAGATTTGGATGGGGAATTTGATGCCGTTCAAGCTGCCTTTAACGCTTCGACAGGTCACTCGCACGACGGCACAACGGGTGAAGGACCACTGATTACATCTGCTGGTCTTGCTGCTGGGGCTGTAACATCTTCCGCAATTGCTAATGATTCGATTGCGCTAGGAACAAAGACTACCGGTAACTACGTCGCTGCAGGTGCAGTATCGGGCGTTGGTTTATCTGGTTCAGCTTCGGCTGAAGGCGCAACATTTACCGTAACGTCCAACGCGACAGATGCAAACACTGCAAGTACCATCGTGGCGCGGGATGCAAGCGGTAACTTTAGTGCGGGAACAATCACGGCTACCCTTTCGGGTAACGCTACCACAGCGACAACAGCGACAACAGCCAATGCTGTTGCGGCAGATTCTGTTGCTTTAGGTACAGATACAACCGGCAACTATGTTGCTGCAGGTGCAGTATCAGGCGTTGGTTTATCTGGCTCTGCAAGCGCAGAGGGTGCTACATTCACCGTTACTTCGAATGCAACGAACGCAAATACAGGAAGTACCATTGTTGCTCGTGATGCCAGTGGCAATTTTAGCGCAGGAACCATTACTGCAAGCCTTACAGGCAATGCAAGCGGTAGTTCTGGAAGTTGTACTGGAAACGCTGCAACAGCAACTAAGTGGGCGACAACTCGTACAATTACTCTTTCGGGTGATGTTACCAGTTCCGCCACAAACATCGATGGTTCTGGTAACGTGTCTATTGCTACAACCCTAGCCGCAAGTGGGTTCACTTCTGGAACCTTGATGTTGTTCCAACAAACTGCTGCGCCTACTGGCTGGACAAAGCAAACCACACACAACAATAAAGCCCTTCGCGTAGTCAGTGGCGCGGCAAGCTCTGGTGGTTCTAGCGCATTTACTACAGCGTTCGGAACGCCGTCGGTTTCTGGTACAGTGGGTCTTAGTGGTACTCTTGCTGCAGGTAACTTGGCTGTTTCGGTTTCTGGTAACATTGCAAATACAACCTTGACTACGACTCAGATGCCTTCACACAGCCACAGCTATCAAAGAACTGCTGCTACTTATCAGGGCCAGTATTCTGATTCTGTTTCATCAGGGGTGACCTATCAATCTGTAAATACCGGCAATGCAGGTAGTAGTGGTTCACACAATCACGGACACAACCTTGCTGGTAACATGACTGGTGCGCCGGGAGTTGGTAACTTGGCCGGTTCGCTTTCATCAGCAACCGCAGCGATCAATGTTCAGTATGTAGACTTGATTATTGCGTCTAAAGACTAAGGAGTATTCGTGGAAACACCCACATTTATCGAAAATTATGAAACAGAAGAGTATGAACTCTGTGACAAAATCATAGCTAGATTAGAAGAATATTTGTCTAGTGATCAGGCTGGTTTAAATCATTATATGAAGGGTTCACAATCTAACGGCGGTTCCACAAACCGTACAGACGATTCTATCTTGTTCAACAGGCTTGAAGACCCGCTATGTGTAGATATACACAACGTATTAGGTAAGTATGTAAGCCA